AGAGCTGTTTCAAAATTAAAACGTGGGTCTACTGTTTGATTAATAACTTTGTCAGTATCTGCTGCCTGTGCTCTAGATCGCATAGCTTCGGTAAGAAACTCCCTAATTCTTTGGTTAACAGTCATTGGGCTGTTCTCAGGGTATCGTGGATCAAACAGTTCAAAGTTAGCGCGGATATTATCCTGCACATCTAAAAACCCAGCGTTACGCACAGCTCTATCTAGTTCTCCAAAATCTTGCATCATAAATTGATTAATGACTTCATCATGTGTTTCTAAAAAAGTATCTTGCACTTCTTGATCGGTTGCTTGTTGAAACTCATCGTCTACCATTTCTCCAGCTCTTTCTTCAAACTCTTGGTTAGCTTGGGTAATCGCTTCTGCTTCTCTACGTCTTTCTATTCGTTGTGGGTCAGTTGTGTCTTGCATACCTCTTACAGCCATAGGAGCTGTAGTCGGACGTTGTGTAGGTAATAGATCTTTAATGTTTTGAATGGCCGATGTTGGCACTTGTGCAGACGCTCCAGTAGAACCACCTATCAATCCTTCACCTATAACTTGTTTAGGATCTATTTGTAGTCCAGCTTCTGTTAGTCCTGTGCCTCCTACTTGTTCAGTTGCTCCTTGCAATCCTTCCGTTACACCTTCACGGAGAGCTGATCCAGCTATTGTAGAGTTAAGTTTTCCTATGCCTTGTACACCTACGGCGTTCAAAGCTCCTGAGAATGCAGATGTTCCTAATGCACCTGACCAATCTTCCCAATTCGGTTCTGTTCTACCGTTATTTCTAGCTCTTTCTAATGCTACTGGCCCCGCTATCTGTACTGCTTCAAATAATGCTGGTCCCAGTAAAGCTCCTACAGGCCCCGCTAGTGCAAAACCTCCAGCTCTAGATAACATAGATCCGCCTAGTTGCCCTGCTTGTTCTACTATAGCTAAAGGTAAGTCTTTGTAACTAAAGTCTAAAAGTCCTTCTCCCTCTGGATTCATAAACCTAGCTGCTGCTGATTCATAGTTTTTAGGTGCATCTACTAGACCGCTTAACGTGTCTGCTTGTGTATCAAATCCTAAAGCTTTTAAAGTAGTAGCAACGTTTTCGGTAGGTTGATCTAAACCAAATCGCAAAGCTTTACCAAACTCTGATGCTTCTTTCTCAGAGCCCTGTAAATTGCCCACAGCTAAATCTGCTGCTGTGATGTCCTTACCGAAGATTGCCATTAACTTAGTTTATATGATTAGGGCATCAAGGTGAATATGTTTATCCTGTCCTGTTTACCTTTAACAGTAATCGAAGGCAGCACCGCTAAAGGGAAAGAACATGCTTTTGCTGTGGACTCTCCGATAACTATATCTTTGCCTACTTCTTTAGTGCTAGATTCTAATCTAGCTGCTAGATTTACCGTGTCACCTATAGCCGTGTAGTCAAACCTGGTTTCAGATCCCATGTTACCCACCACAGCTGGGCCCGTATTGATTCCTATGCCAATCTCCACAGAAATTTTTGACAACTTAAACTGGTTTTGTATTTCTTTTGCGCATAGCACAGCTGCTTCTTCGTGGTTGTCTAAGTCCAAGGGCGCATTGAATATAGCCATCATTGCATCACCGATATACTTATCCACCATGCCATCGTACTTCTTAACTGTGTCTGATTGTATAGTCAGAGCTTGATTCATAATCTTTGTTACTTCTTCTGGTTCCATAGTCTCACTCATGGCAGTAAAACCACGTACATCTGTAAACAAAAACGTACAATTCCGTCGTTCTCCGCCCAACTTCAATAGACTCGGATCGTCCTGTAAAGCCTTTACCTGTCTAGGATCTAAGTAATGTTCGAACTGTTTCTTGATCTGTTGTCGTAGTTTGTATTGTTCTCTAAATCTTAGATAAAAAGCTACTGTCCCTGTAATAAACTCGGCTATAAATGTCCAGGTAACATCTATCAATACGCCTTGCTGTACCACGCTATAACCCGCGAATAAAGTTAAGGCCATGGTAGACACAGCTAAACTTATCCCCAACGTTATCCCCAAGAAATTAATCAGTGACCACATCATAGCTATGCCTAATAACAAAGCTGCCATTTCTACAGCTAGAGAATAGTCAGGTATGTATGGGCTGTCCTCTATGAGTATAGATTCTGCAAGAGCTGCTTGTATCTTGTGTGGTTCAAGTAACCCAGACGGTGTGGCTATCTGTGGCATGATGCCTTTTGCAGTAAATCCAACAAATACAAACTTATTTTCTACATCCATTTCTTGTAAATCAGTTTGCGTGGTATTCACGAAACTTATCCACCTACGTCCAAAAGAGTCTGTTTTGACAGGTGGTATGCCTTTTACTCGTATTTCTTGGATACCATTATCATTTGTTCTTATAACGTAGGTGTCTGCTCCAGCTAATACTTTCAATACTTCTGTGCCGTATGCAGATACCCAGCCATCAGGAGTGCGCATTAGTAAAGGTAGTCTACGCACTAAGTTATCTACATCTGTCCTGGCTACAGCTATCCCTTGTGTTGCGTTTTGTTTTAGCACTTCTATGTTCTGTATAGCACCTGTTGCCATGATTCCTCCAGTAGTCTCTGGTCCAAGAATCACAGTTCCAGATGTAGGAGGATAGTCTCCCTCTCCCTCAAACATAGCGAGTACACTCGGAGAAAAAGACAAAGCTTCTGAGAACTCAAAGTCACCGCCAAATCTATCTGGTTGTGGAAAGGCCAACACCCAGCCTACACCTATCGCTCCTTTACGTAGGAGGTTGACATGTATCTGCGCTAAGGTTTGTCTAGATAGAGGATAGCCACCTTCATTAGCTATATCTTCTTCGGTAATATTTAAGACTGTAAAGTATCCAGAAGGTTCTTGGTCCTTGATCCATGAGTCAAATACCTTGAGCTTTAGTATCTCTAATGGAGTAAGCTGTAATACCAAGGGCAAACCAAGTAAAGCTATCAAACCAAGTAGCTGTAATTTTTTCATCCTGATCCTTGTTTTATTGTAATCGTAGTAGAAGATCCTCCATTGATCTTAACTGTATTAGATACGCCGTCCTGTATCAATATGATAGTGTAGCTGCCTGACCCGTCTAAATTTAATTTTGCACTTTGACTAACTGTTCTTGTAAGGCTTATAACTTGCCCTGAGACTATGGTTGTAATCTGCGTATCTTTGTCTTGCCCGATCTCTGTTCCAACAATACGAATACCAACACCACCTTGTTTCAAGGCATCTTCTTCTTTGGATATGGCTAGTGCATCTAGCACATTAAGTAGATCTTCTAAAAAATTTACATCTAAATAATTTATATCGAGTTCAGTAAACTCTAATTCTTTTTCTGCATCAAGAAAGTCCTCGTTAAGAAAATCTATGTCTAAGTCGTTAAAATCTAAGTAATCAGCCGAGGCTTGCGTTTGCGTTTGTTCTAAAGATTCTTGCGTTTGCTCAGGTGGATTTACAATGAGCATGTTGTCGATTAGATCTAATGTGATGTCGAGTTCGACAGGAGCTGTAGGATTGTTTTCGAATACAGATACAGTGGTGGCCTGGTATGGTTTATTCAAGGTTACGCTCCCTGCTGCGGTGGATACTAATATCTCACCGCTGGATATACCATTCTCGTCTGGTAATAGTATGACAAGAGATCTACCCAGCTCGTCTACAGTACAAGTAAAGTCTGTGCCTCTGATAGCAATGTCAGCTGTAGGCGTACGTATGGATATGTTGCTCTTGTTGTTAAATTTACCTGTAATAAATCTTGCTGTGCCACTAGCAAACTTCAAGGCCATTTTAGATTTTGACGGGTCAGGGTCGTAAATGTATTCGTCTATGACTAACTTAGAATGTTCTGTTAGTTTGACAGTAGAACTATCTTCAAACGTTATAGCAACCCTGCCCGCTTCTGTGCGGACATCATCCATTTGTTGTATGTCAAATTGCAGCTCAGCTCCGTAAGCCTTGTCTCTCAGAACTTGTGCGTTGCCTCTAACCTCTGAAATAGAACCTATCTCAACAGACGAATGAAGTAGTTGCGTCTGACTGAGTAACACAGACAGTACCACTAGACCCATTAGATGTAATTTTAAGCCAGTCATTATCAGATGTGGACTCCTGATCTATGTTAAAAGTTCTGCTTCCGCCGACATGTGTAAGGTGGAAGTAGCCTCCTGCATATCCATCACCATCATAAGTGACTGTATTATCGTTACCATCTATGTTCATGTAGTTGGTCGCACCATCAACATCTATTGCTGCAGTAATGTTGTTAGTGTCACCTTGTACAGTCCAGTCTAAATCCAAGTTTGCTGCTAGTGCAGTCATAGCGTGGTTCAGTGTCATAGTGTTGGTATTGCCTGTAACTTGTACATTCACATTAGAACCATCTGCACCTGTGGCATTTGTTTCATCTGTAGACATGTTGAAAGTATTGGTGTCTCCTATAAACGAGAAGTAACCTGTGTAGTTATCTGCCCATATATCACCAAGGAATTTATTTGTATTACCTTTTTGTAAGACATCCAATGTCATAGTTGTACCGTCAATATCTAATGCAGTCATGGAGCCAGCTGTAGCGTCAGCACCACCAATGATGTTACCGCTACCACCAACTTGTTCTATGTCTAGATTAGATGTAGCACCTGACTGATCTATAAATATCTCGTTGTCAGCTGCATAGAGGGGTGTTGCTACTAAAAGCAACGATATAAGTAGTTTATTCATTCTCACTTCTTTGCTCCCAATACCCTAGTTCTAAACCTTCGAGTATTGTTTCTAAGACTGCTGTTTCCACAGCTGTCTGTAATGCTATATTTACAGATTCATTTTCTACTATACCGCTCTCAATTTCAACTAATTCGGTGTTATTACTATAGAACTTAAAAACGTCTTGTGATATAGAAGCACTCAAAACACTTTTGGTAACTAAAATCTCTATTAAAACTTTCCCTGTAAGAACAGAGATTGTTCGCAACGACACAGTAATACTGTCTTGTCTGTATTCTTTGGATGCTCCAATTCCAAGATACCTGGCTCCAGCTCCACCAGACTTTACGTTTGTTTCATACCCTATGACTCCCCCTTCCATAAGTAGCCCAGCAAAAAGCAGAGGTTTAAGTTGTTGTTTTTCATCAAACTTTTCTCTAGCAGAACGAATTATTTGTCTCTCTTTTGTAAGATGATCTAGTCCTTTGCGTTCTACTACGTCAAAAAAGTTAGAATGTTTAAGAGCTCTGATTAGATAGGCATCGGGAGAAGAAGTTATAGCTGTGCTGAAACTAGCATACTGACTGTTAGATCTACGTTGGCCTGTATCATCTTGAAAGCTTGTTGCATAGACTGCAACGATAGGTTTTTTAACAGGAGGGTTTAGTTCTTTGAGTTCTGTAACAAGAAGAGAACTTACTTTTGCAGGTTCAATATCTCGTAGTGGTGGCACACCATTGTCTAAAGGATCTACAAGTAATGCACAACTAGAAAGTAAAAGAACCGAGAGGTACAGTAATCTCTGTTGTATTGCCTTCTTCATCTGTTATTACTAATGTTACTTTATCGTCCTCTACCCTATATTCTATAGTGTTGCCCTCTAATTCAAGAACACCGAAGTCTGATGCAGTTTCTCCAAACAAACTATCTACTAGCTGTCTTGAAAGTTGTGCGTATATTCTACTCTCTAAGTTACGTATGAATCTAGCTAAGGTTGTGTTGTCAGCCTCTCTTTCTAAATCTTCTACGTAAGCTTGTATCTCTTCACGTATAGCTTCTTTTCTATTGAATTCTTGATTCTCTATAGTCAAGTAATGACTTGATGTACCGACTCCTGAAAAACTAGGGTTCTTAAACTCGTGTGTCATTTCATCCGCACTAACTACACTTATTAAGAATAGAAAACTTATCATGGCAAAAACCATCATAATTTTATCCCATCTATCCATCAGTCTTTCCTTTGATCGTCTCGATCTGCTTTTGCAATTTTGTTGCTATCTATCAATTGTGGCACACCAAGTATTGTTTTTATAAGTGTGTCTTGTCTAATGATCTCATTGTCTAAACTTCTTATGCGATCTATAAGAGCCACTAAGATACCGTGTTGTGAATCCAACTTTGTACCAAGTCTTAGTTCCATTTGTTCTATTTGATCTGCTACTTTATCATCTAAAACATCTAATTTTGTTTCCATGCCATCAATAATTCTATTGATAAGTTTCCAAATAAAGAAGCCTAAACCAAGTGCAGCAGCTATAGGAAAACCTACTTCATTAATAAATTGTATTGCTTGTTCCATATAGACTATAAATTATAGCCTTTATTGAAACCAACTGCGAACCTCTCCAAGGACTTCGTTACTAATCTTGACCTTACTTAATAAGTTTTTAAGTATTTGTTCATCAACAGTGCCTTGTGACACTAAATCTACGTAAGTGCAGCTGCGTTCTTGACCAATCCTGTGTATGCGGTCCTCTGCTTGCACTCTAAGTTCTAGGTCGTAGGAGTTAGAATAAAATATCATAGTGCTGGCTTCTGTTAATGTGATACCTCTGCCACCTGTCTGTGGGTTAGATACAAAATACCTAAGTTCACTGTCAGGATCCTGGAACTTCTCTATAATCCTTTGTCGTTCGTCCTGTGGTGTCTTGCCATAATAAGATGCTACAGAACCCTGACCAAACTTTTCAGTAATCGCTCGTTCTAGTTCTTGTATATCTGTTTGAAAAACCGCAAAGATAACAACTTTACCAGACGCTTCTTCTAATAGATCTAACACTGCCTGCACTCTGTTGTTCTTTAATATAATTGTTTCCCCCTCTTCATTACGTAAGCTGCCTGCTACTACCTGTTGTAGTCTCATTAACTGAGTCAATACATTCATAGTAGAAAACAATTCATCTTCTAATATCATGAGGGCTTCGCGTTTCATTGTGCCGTACGCTTTGTTCTGTTCGTCGGTTAGTTCTACGTGTCTTCTTACATAAACTTTTGCAGGAAGATCCAGACATTCATCTTTAATCTTTCGTATAGAAAAGTCCCTGATCGATTGTTGTAGCTCCTCTAGTTTTTGAAACCCGACTATCTGTTGAAAGGCATGTCGTCCCATTTGTTTGCGTTGCGTAATTGCGTACCTAGCTTGAAAGGCATAGAAACTACTGAACCCCAAAAGATTTGGAGATAAGAAATAACATTGCGAGTACAAATCAAGTGGTGCTTTGGTTATTGGAAAGCCTGTAAGTATTCTTCTGTAGTCTGCTAGTGGTGCTAACTTAATAAGATGTTGTGTACGCTTAGCTTTTGGATTCTTAATAGTAGTCGATTCATCTACGGCCATCATTACATCGTGCGTGACCATAAACTCTTCTACAAATTTACATGCCTTGACTGTAGCAAAAGCTTCTACATTAACTAGAAAGATATTTAATGTGCCGTCGCTAGGTTCGTTAACCATCTTCTTAAAATCATGTAACCATTTTTGTGTGTGGTTTGGTTGCCACACTAATACGTTACGTTCTATGCGATCAGGTAAATGTTTGTTGACCTCATTGATGTCCCAATTTCGTAAATTACCTTTCGGCGAAACAATTAACAGTCCTGATATTTTACCTTCTTCAAATAAAATACCTGCGTTGTCTAGTAAGATTTTAGATTTGCCTAGCCCCATTTCCAAAAACAATGCAAATAGGTTACGATGGTAACTTTCTTGGAGAGTTTCTAATTGATGTTGGTAGGGTTCACTCTTGAATTCGTAATTTGTTATTTCCATAAGTTCCGTCCTTTATTCTTCGTTATATATTTGAACACGTCTTAAAGTGTTGCAATATATTATATAGATGATATGATGCGTTGGCAACTTTGAGTTGATAACGAAATAAAGAAGGAGTGAGAAATGACAAGTATCAAAGATCTCTTTGAAGAGAGCACCACGAAAGCAGTAGAGGAAATATCAGAAGACTCTATCAAGGACCTCAGTGAATTATGCCAGAAGCTATTAAGAGTAGAAGCTGAGGTAGGCAACACAGAAGAAAGACTAAAGCGACTGAAAGACCAGCAAAGGGAACTATCAGAGCAACTCATACCCGACAGGCTTACACAACTAGGTGTATCAGACCTTAAATTAAATGACGGTTCACGCATATCAGCGGAACCTTTTTACAGTGCCAGAATATCTGCTGCGAATGTAGAAGATGCACACAACTGGCTCAGAGATAATGGACATGGAGATATTATCAAAAACACAATGACTCTTTCGTTTGGTCAAGGTGAAGATAATCTCGCAAAAGAATTGGTTGTAACGTTAACTAAACAAGGGTTCATACCCGAGGAAAAGGAAGCGGTACACCCAAGCACCCTGAAAGCATTTGTTAAAGAACAAATAGAATCGGGGAATAACACGTTTGACCAAGACATACAGAAGAAGTTTTCTGTGTATCAAGGCAAGCGCACTAAAATAAATCGTTGAACGAAGAAAGAAGGAGAAAAAAATGGCAACGAAGAAAAATGGAGAGGGGACATCCTTAACGTCCCTATTTGAAAACATCGAAGAAAAAGGTTTCGGAGATGTAGGTGCGGAAGACCTCAAGACTCCGCGTATCAGCATAGTGCAAGCAATGTCTCCGCAAAGACAAAAAGCCAGCGCAGATTATGTTGCAGACGCAGAGGAAGGAGACATCTTCTATTCAGGCAACAGTACCTGTATAAATGGAGACGAAGGTCTGTCATTTTTACCTGTCTACTACAACAAAACTCTAGTCGAGTGGCGTTTACGTGAGAAAGGTGGGGGACTTGTGACTGTGCATCCTGCAGATTCTGATCTGTTGAATCGATGCCAACGTGATAGCCAAGGTAGATTAGTTACGCCAAGTGGGGAGACTCAATTGACGACAACTGCTAATCACTACGGTTACGCGCTTATTGATGATACACCTCAAAGGTGTGTTATTAATATGACAGGATCACAACTTAAACATTCGCGTAGTTGGAATACCCTGATACAGGGAACCAAAGTGAAAGGCGAGAAGGGTGCGTTTACCCCTCCTGCATATTCGCATTGGTACAATCTAAAGACGCAAGTGGAATCCAATGATCGTGGGTCGTGGTATAGCTATAGTATTACGCAGGAACGGGTGTTGGAGGAGAAAGAAATCGATCTCTTTAAAGAGGCCGAAGAATTCTCTAAGTTTTGTTCCGATGGAGGAATGGATCAGTTACCTGGTCAGCAGACCTCCGCAATAGAAGATAAGTCTGACTCCAATAAGGATTGGGAAGACTAACTTCATTAGGCCTCAGCATTATCTCACTCAATGCTGGGGCCTTCTTTTTGAATACGTATGGAAGAAATTGCGAACAGATTTAAGCAAGTATTCTCAGGATTAGAGAGAGCTCACGGTATATATGAAATCACAGGACAAAAGAACACTGCAAAAGGTGTTAAGAAAGACGGCAGAGGACGGACATTACAAGAACCTCTTACGTTAGATCTTTGGGAGAAACATTTAAAGGGAGACCTGTCTATTGGTGTAATACCATTGACTGATGATGAAACTTGCAAATGGGGTTGTATTGACGTTGACGAATACCCCATCAATACAAATGAGATATTGCAAAGGATAGAGGACATGAACTTGCCTTTGCTACCGTGCATGACTAAATCAGGCGGAGTGCATTTGTTTTTATTTACCAAGGAACCGATACCAGCGTTTAAGTTCCAAGCTAAACTAGAGGAGATAGCAGCAGCTATGGGGAGAACAGGAGATGAAATATTCCCCAAGCAATACGAGTGGTCTAAGCAACTACCAAAAGAAAATCAAACAGGTAATTGGCTAAACATGCCTTACTTTGCAGGAGAGGATACAACAAGATACGCACTTAAACCCGATGGAGAAGCTGCGGATATAGAAGAATTTTTTGACCTAGTAGATAAAGTATCTATAACAGAAAAACAGTTGGATACATTTATAGCTGTAAAGAAAAGCAGAAAGAAACAGATTACTAAACAAGGCAGTATGTGGGACGAAGCTCCACCTTGTTTGATACACATGAAACTAAATGGAATACCTGAGGGTATGCGCAACAATGCGTTACTTAATTATGGCGTGTTCTTACGCAAAGTACATCCTGAGGGAGAAGAGTGGAAAGACAAGCTACAGGAGATAAACAAAACAGTTTGCACGAAGGCTCTGTCTCACAGTGAGCTCAATACAATCATACAAAGTTTAGAGAAATCAGAATACAGATACCAATGCAGTAAACAACCTTTGGTAGATTTCTGTCAAAGTGGCATCTGCGTAACTAGAAGATATGGTATTGATGCCTCTGAACGTGATCCTAACTTTGGTGGTCTGCGTAAGTATCTAACCGATCCACCTCTTTGGCATTTAGATGTAGACGGTAGGACAATTGTTTTAGATACAAAGCAACTGCACAACTTCTCTATGTATCAACAAAGATGTATGGAGGTTCTTAATATATGTCCGCCTGATGTAAAGAAAACAGATTGGGTAGCCAAGCTAAACTCTCTGTTACAAGACGTACAAGAAGTAGAAGTCCCTGCTGATATGACAAAGCAAGGATTACTACAAGAAGCGATCTACGAGTTTTGCAGATTGTCTGAGTCCTCTTCTAGATTGTCTATCGCGTCTAACGGCGTGTTTAGATACGAGGAAGAGAAGACTAAGCAGTGGTGGTTTACAGGCAGAGACGCAGTAATTTTTATCCAAGAGTTTAAGAAGATGCGACACATAAAAGAAGCAGAGGTATTTACTGAGCTCAAGAATATGGGAGCCATAAACATGGCGAAGTACATCGATAGGACTGTTGGTAACAAAAAGATTTGGATGCTAGATATATACGAGATAGATGAAGATACTGTCGACTCTGGTGATTTCAAAACACAGAAGGAGCCGTTGCCATGGGAAGAGTGACTAAATACTTTGGGCCTCCTGGCACAGGCAAAACCACAACTCTTATGAATATTATAGAGAAGAGTCTTGATGAAGGTGTAGCACCTGAGAAGATAGCGTTTATATCTTTCTCTGTGAAAGCAGCTGATGAAGGAAAGAACAGAGCAAACATACGATTAGGTTTAGGCTTTGATGAAATGCCATACTTCTGTACTAGCCATGCTTTCTGCAAAAGAATCATGGGTATATCACAAGTGATGGGTGGCAGAGATGTGTTTGATTTTCTAGAGGACTATGAGTTTAATCTTACTAAAAAGTATGGAACGAATGCGAGAGGCCTTAGGTCCGTGGTCCAAGATCCCTACTTCGACATTATAGAACGTGCAAAAGCAAACTGTCGTACATTAAAAGAAGAGCGATTGTCTCTAGAAAAAGAACAACGAAAGGGTGTCGTTACGCACATGCTAGAACCTATAGCAGAAGCTTGGGAGTCGTTTAGACTTTCTAGAGTGCCTATCGTGTATTCATTCGCTGACATGATAAACAAATTTCTAGACGACGGTGAAGCTCCTGAATTAGATCTATTGATTGTTGACGAAGCGCAAGACTTAGCAGAGCTTAACTGGAGACTTGTAGAGAAGTTGGCTTTGAATGCTAAGAAGACATACATAGCTGGGGACGACGATCAGGCTATCTACGAATGGAACGGAGCAAAGCCACAGCGTTTTGTAAACTACACAGGTGAAAGCATTGTATTAGATCAGTCTTACCGTATTCCTGGAAAAGTACATCCTATCGCTGAGCGTATATCTAAGCGTATAGTTTCTAGAGAACCTAAGACTTATAAACCTAGAGAAGAACCAGGCACAGT